GTCCAATCATTTGAGCCTTGACCGCAACATGCAAATCCTTACGACGCTCGAGCTCTTCATCCGATTCGCTTCCGGTTTTGCCAAACAAATCGGCTTGATCAAGCGAGTCGACGTAGCTATCGAAACGATCCTCCTCGGACTTTGCGTTGGCAAACTCGAAGTGCTTCTCAAGTCGCTCCAGACGAATCTCGTAATGGTCACGCAGTCGCGTAAACTCATCGACAATCTCATCGTCATAGAGATCCTTGCTCAAAGTCACCTCGTAGCGATCGCCACGCTTCTCAGGCTCTCCAACTTCCTCGGCTTCTTGTTTCTTGAACTGGCCTTTCTCATTGCGAGCAGGCGAATGGTCTTCAGCCAAAGCCTTGCGACCGGCATCCAACGCCTTCTTGTCAAGAAAACGCAAAGTCTTATCCAACTCCTCACGGCTGGAAAAATCCGACAAGTCAGACTCGTCGATTCCATACGTGGCAACCTCGGCTTTCAGGTCGTCGGTAATCCAACTTGACCCCTTGCCGGAATCTTCCTCGCTTTGAACTTCCCCCTTAGCGGCTTTTTGACTGCTGGACCTGTTCTCAGCAGCAATTTTTTCGACCGACGCAGTGTCGTTTATGACAGCGGCAGTGGACTTTTCCTCACCTGCTCGCTCCGATCGGACTTCTTCTACTACCTGCTCGGCAAAAGACTTAATGTCTTCACTGGTCATTTCGTCGTTTAGATCCAATATCTTATTCATCCCCAAAACCTCCATCCATGTCGTGCAAGCCACGCATCTTTAGAAACTCATTGCGTGCTCGACGACTCGTGAATCGAACCTGTCCACCGTCCAATACGGCGGCTCCCTGTATGCGGTGTCTTTTGATCAAATCTCGCGTTTCGCTTACCTGAAATTTCATTACGCCACATCCCTCTGACACCAACGGGTTGTGTTCGGTGTATGTATTTGCCGCCATAGACGGTCTTTCAAGCCAATCTGACTTCCGTGGCATCACTCGATCGAGTTCTTCATCGGAAACCACCTTACCTTTGTATTTTTGAACAAATTTGCTCATTATCCCGCCCCCTGCAACATCGATGCTCTTTGCTGCGAATTCACCTGCGGGTTGCCGCCCATGAGCGTTTGAATAAGCGCATTTGACCTAGCTTGCTCTGTTCCACCCGCACTGACATTTCGCCTGATTGTCTCCCTGCTTGTTACAGGAGACTGCCTGACTGTGTTCTCGTCTCCACCAAGCATCTCTGCCGGCGATGCGAACGTGATAAACCGCTTAAACTCTGGCCGGTTCTTCAGGCGTGCAATCTCGTCAACGATCGCCTCTGCGTCGATTGATGCCCCCGAGGCTTGAAACATCGGCCAAAGCGGTGCGATCTCTCGCAATACCTGAAACAACTCTTGGAGTTTTTGCTCTGGAGTCTTGAAGATCATCGAGTAGGGTTCGACTCTAAACTCGTAGTCGTCAAAATCGCCAACTCGGTAGTCAGGAGTCCAGTCGGAATTGACCGCAATATCCGTGTTGCCTACCTGCATCGAAGTCTTGAGCTCGAGCGTCTGATCGTTCCACATCAACCGACCAAGATCGAGGATGCAGTCGGACGCGAACGAAACGACCGCCATTCGCATGTCAGCAACGTTCTTGGAAACGTTGCCATGAATGAGCTCTTCCTGACCAAGCGTGCTTGCTTGTTGACCAAGACCGCCCATAGCCTGCAAATTCCCGGCGAAACGGTCGTATTCAGTCTGCAAAAACGTAGCAAGAGCCATGTCTCGTTGGTCAATGCCGCCGCTTTGGAACTGCTTGATCTGTTCTGGACTCTTGGCTCGATACCATCCGTTTCGCTCGGCGGTTCTCAGCCTTTCGGCATCATCATCCATCCCTGGCGGGTAGACGTTTACAATGCGATGAGCGTCCGAGTCAGCCTCCATTCGCCTGTGCAAGCGGTTTTGAAGGTCGTGCATCCCCTTGAGGTTGATCGATGGTGATGCCGGTACGATGTTATCCGGCACGTCACCCAAAGATAGGAATTTGTACGGACCGGCTTGGGATCCAGTCCACTCCCGCTGAATCAGCGGAGGCAAGTCCTGCTGATCGCAAACCATCGTTGCGATCGAATTGTTCTCAGCAATCCAGATGTCTTGAAGCCATATCATGTCCTTCAAATCATCATCTTCGGCACTACCCCAATCCGACGCAATTTCGCGAGCAGCGCCGGTACTGTCGTGGTGTTCCCTGGAAGTCGGACGGATCTTGTCTTTGACCTTCTTATCGTACCCAGGCTCATCCATGACCTTTTCGTAGTCAGCTCGGTAGCGATGACCACAATACCGCATCTTGCTTAGCTCTTTGGCTGGCATGTCGAGGATCAAATCGTCCAACGAAACGCGGTTGAACCACGGTTCGCCTGGATCCAACCACACATCCTCCTCAGACTCGAGCATCCCATGGAATCGAGTATCGGTGTCTCGCATCATCACAACGCCACACCCGATGCAGAAAAACGCATCCATAACAATTGCCCTGAACGTCTTGTCCAGAGACATATCGCTAATGAGTTTGCTTAGGTTGACTTCAAACCTGCGTGCGAACGGCAGCATGTCCATTCGAGAAGTAGAAACCAACACCTTTGGGTTGTTGGCAGCAAGAGCGATCGTATAGATCCTTGCCGTCTGGTTAATCAGATTAACCAGCGTTTTATTTTCCGCACCAGCCTCAGAGTACCAAGAACCAACATAATCCTTGATAAGCTCTTTTCTTACACGACGAAACGGCTCCAAAGCACTACGCGATGAGCGGATTGCCTTGTAAAGCCGATCTCGTTTTGTAGGGTTTAACAGGTCAAACATACAGTCGAAATGGTCTGGATTGATTCCGGACTACCGCGACTGGGTTTTACCTCCAGTTCACTGTGTCAACGACACTGTGTCAGTCTTTTTTTGGTGCTGTTTTCGGAGCCTGCTTCAGAGACTCCAGGTTGATTTTGACGTGCGACAGGTTTTGCGCCGCCTGCGAAAAATGAACAGCCTTGCTTGAATCTTGAGTTGCCGCAGCAGCCTGATCCAAACAACGAACTAAAGCCTTGTCCAGTTTTTCTTCAATCTCGCTATTCATCCTAAACTCCAGGTTTTAGCCTACGAACGTCTCAATACATCCCGTATCGAGTATGCAGGACTGCCGGAGTTAATCGTCCGTCTTTCCTGCATTTCCCGCCACTTAAAACTACCATACTCTGGATTCTGTCCATTTTCCACATTACTGTCAATCTTTTTTCCAGGACTGTCAGTCGAAAACACCAACCAAGCACCTGCACCCGATATCGCTCGGTCGCCGTGATTCTTCTCTGTAGCGCCCTTGTTTTTGGTCGGAGCGTGGATGATTCTGCCGTTTTCCCACTCGTACTCGCCGCATTCAACGAGCATGTCTTCTGACCTTGGCGTGTAATCTCCGTTTTCCATCGCAAGAGCAAATAACTCAAACATGTCAGCCTTGTCGGCGTCTCGGCATGGGAACCCTACCTTGCGGCTTTTCTTCTGAGAACCGAGCTGTTCAACGTCTCGGTAGAAAACATTTCCGTAGCTGCAGACTTCCATCACCTCTTTGCCGAAGCCTCCGGACACCCCAGAGTCTTCCCATCCAAGCAGTGCGTTTCGCATCCATTTGCACAAGCCGACTACAATCCTGGCAAACGGTCGAGGCTCGAGTCCCTTGATCGCGTATTCCAACACTTGCTCGCCTGTCGGGTCGTCGATTCCAGAGGCTACCGAGTTCGACGAGTAGGCTCCTACGCCTCCCGACGCAATGTCGCAAGCGATCGTAAACGGTCCGATTGTTGGTCGATTGTCGATCCCAGGCTTGAACCAAAGAAGTAGCGGTCCGTCATCCCGGGGGATTAAGCCCTTGAGTTCCAGCGTTTCCTCGTCAAACACTGGCTGACCACGCCAAACCGGCTTTTTAGCGTGTTGTTGCTTCATCCTGGTCAGCAAGTCCGGTGCGAAAACCTTACCAGCCGACCCCTTGGCATCCATGTCGAGCTCTCGAGCGATGTATCGCGGAGTCGCACCCGGGATGAGGCAATGCGAGTCGTACCACGGCGATCTGACCTTGCCATCGATCTTGTGCCCCTTGCGTTCGATCGCTCGCAACTCCCTTTCGTGCGATTTCACGTACTTTTCGACCGCTTCCTGATCATCTGGATTTACAGCCGTGACAACCCCATCTTTTCTAACGTAAGCCAACGCAGCGTGCTCA